GCTTCTGTTGGTGTCAGGTTTACAATGACTTTAATAAATCCCATCGCTGCCAAAATAATCTCGGCCCAATATGTAGTAAAAAATTCCATGCTTATAATTTAGTGCAAGGTATCAAAGCGGCATCAAACAATTTATAGCCGTGTGGCCACCTATTACAACGCCGCAACCTATCGCCTGCTTTTTGTAGTGCTTGGCATATGCAGCCGCATAAGTATCTCGGTCTAAACCGCAACCCACCTGCATGGCCCAAATGCGGCTCCTATTGCCGCAAAAATGCTCGACATAAGCCTGTGTATGTATATGGCCTTGAACCGTGCTTTGCATGTCGTTCTTTGCTTTTGTTCGAGCGGTCCCACCTTCCCCATGCACAAATTGCACGCCGTCAAACTCTGCGCGCTCCGTCCAATCCCAAGACGTGCCCAACACTTCATTGAATGATTTAATCCACATGCTTGGAATTGAAGAACTGAATGCCCTCCGCATTACCACGCGGTCGTGATTTCCAATTATTACGGTTGCAACGGGAAACGCTTCGCGCCATTTCTCCAGGTCGGCAATAGCTTGCTCCAGCTCTGTCTTTGCACTCATCCCATTGGGGTCTGTTTCGTGCCTGCTGGTAGCGTGTGAGTCAATTAAATCGCCAATAAAAACAACATTGTTACAGTTGTATTTGTCGTAAGTGTCCAAACAAAACTCAAAATATCCCTGCTTTTCGAATGGGCAATGTAAATCCCCTATGACAATTGAGCGCCGCTCTTTGGCTCTGAGATAGTCCAGCGCTTTCTTTTGCTGCGCGTTTATCCGTGGGCGTATGTCCTTAGTCATATAACCATATTACATCCTCATCGTGGCTCGCGTCGTAACTATTGTCGACGTGTATGAACGTCTTTGCAATCCCCACACGATTAAAACCAACTTCGAGAAGTGCGCCAAGTATATAGCACCGTGCGCGTGAATCTGTGCAATGTATGTCAGCCGCGCAACCCATGGTGTGGGCGCTGTTGGGTTTGCCTCCTACTTTTTTATTGAATTCTTTTGTTCTATACCCCGAATTCACACGAAAAGAAACGCCCGCCAAGTGGCGAGCGCGGTCTAACATCTGCAAAAAATCGTCGTCCATCATGTGTTCGCCGCTGCCGATTGCGTCGGGGCTGTCAAACTCATGATAGTTAAAATATTTCACGTCAGTAAAATTGCAAAAGCTGCGACCATTATAATCAAATCGGCAATGTCTGCACGGCCGTACTCCCGCGCCTTAAATACAACATTCACCGTTATGGTGGCTAAGATAACCAAAATCATTTTTGCAGCTTTGCAAGCATTAACTCGATTTTGTGGACGCTGGCCAATAGTTCTTTCATGTCGCTTTTTATCTCGTTGCTGTCCAGTTCCAACTGAATCACGCGACTTTTCAGGCGTGCCACCGTGCTGTTAAGGTTTACCCATACGCCAATTAAACCCGCCACCACAGGCAAAACAATTGCCACAAATTCCCATTCCATTACTTCTCTTTTTTCTGTATGATAAACCAATTCGAATCATGGCACAAGATAGTAATGCCGTCATAATTGCGATTAAAAGCGTAGGAAGCTGCGCCGTCGATAGTTACGCCGCTGTCCGCTGTGTTTGCCCTTAACTGTATATTGGTGTTTGCGCTTATTGTTGCATCACTATGGAACTGAATGGCGCGGCCTTCGTTATCTGCGACGCTTGGCAAGTACATAATCGCCGTGCCGTTACCGCCCGCCCATGTGTTCATGACCATGTAATCAATTGGCCGCACGTTGTAAGTTGTGCCCGCTCTGTTGGTTACCGATGTAATACGGTGCTGAACGCGTGAACCAAAATTCTCTTCACCTATTAGCAAAAAGCGGTTCAGTGAATTAGTAGCGCCAACAACACCCAAACCAGGATTGTGTATTATTGGGTCGTTTACGTTTATAGCGTCTTCAAATGCTGTGGTTGTGGTCGTTGCGTCTCTTGCAATTAAAAAAGCTTCGACATCTGTTTCAACGCTGCGCGCTGTAAAGGTTAATTGAAATAACGCAAAATATCCTGCCGTGTCGTCCAGCACTTGCCACATATGTAAATCGCTGCCGTAAACCGTGCCGCGCTGTATAGGTGTCGCTTTGTTTTGTCCTGCCAATATCTCTGAAACTCCAAGTCGATTTATTCCAATGTTTGCACCTACTGCATTTAAACTTTCCCATTGTGTAACTGCTTCAGCACTTACGCCCTCAATTACTAAAATTACGCCGTCAGAATTTTGCGTTATTCCATCCCCAAAAATGCATAAACCTTGGTCAACTTTTCCGCGCGCTTCGTCGCTGTTCGTTGCTGTGTAGGTTATTTCGTCGCCGAGCGCATTATTACCAAGCAAATCAGCACGCAAAACGACAATTTGAAAATCAGCCGTCGAAGTGCTTACCAAAGAGCCATCAAAACCGCCTGTATCATCAACACCTACAATAGCAACACTTAAATCAAGGCCATTTTGTGCGCTTGGCAAAAGCGGCGTATTGATAACAATAGGCATAGTTATTTCTCCGCCGTCTTTTCGGTCAAATACAGGGCTTACAACCTCGTAATATTCAGGGGTTGCAGTCCATTGCGTACTGCCATAAACAACCGAGCTATATTGCAAAACACCTTCATCAACTAAAAATAAAAAGTCGTTTGTAGTGCCTGTGAAATTTGCATCTCTTTTCAGGTATTGCGTTCCTACTTTTATTAAAAACCTTAAAACAACGCGCGCTATTCTGTTATCGCCACTTGCCGTGCCATCGCCGTCATAAGCATAGTTAAAAGTGCCAGTGATTAAAAATTCTGTGTCCTGCGCATAGTCGATATCTGTATCGTTCAGCGTTGTCCCAAATTCTGCTTCAGTATAAAGATTATCGTAAATCAACGGATAATTTCCGTTATATCTACGCGTTCGCTTTACCTCTTTTAACGGCACAAGGTTGCTGTATTCGTATCCATTGGTTCGCACAAGCGTGCTGTTGAATGGCCTATCCGACGCAAAAAGCTGCTGCGTTAAATCTGTGCCGTTCTTTTGCTTACCCTCTACCGTTAACTCTGTAGCGTCAAACTTCTGAGCGCCCAAAGGCAAGAACCACCAAACGCCTTGACTCTGAAACAACCGCGCGTTGAACACCTTCGTTATACTCTCAAGTATCTCAATGGTTGAATAGTATTGATTGATTCCGTTACTGTCAGGATTACCCAACGAAAGGTTGTTTATTAAAGTGTGGTCGAGTTGGTTGCTCCCTGTATAGATGGCGGCTTTAAAATCATTTACGTAATAAAGAAATGCATCCGTATCCCAAAGATGAGCCGCACGCGTACGGTTTAAGCATTGCAGTAATAGCGTCGGCACATCAACCGCGCCCGTGCTGTCGTGCTTTATATATTGCAGGTTACCAAGGTCGTCGGCTGCGGTTAGTGTGTTTTGTATTGGGTAGTAATCGAATGGCCTTATAACTTGCTCCGGGTATAAAACACCACGCCAATAATTCGTGTTTGTGTTATCAGGGTCTTTAAAAACACTAACCGAAAATCGCAATTCTTGCGTCGTGCTGATATCATCCATGAACACCGTGTGAATGGTGTTTTCTTCTGTTAGCGTGAACGTCAATTCACTGCCAATTACGCCCTGCATTCGGTTTTCGTTGTCGCCTGTGTATCGCAAAACAAAACCATCTGAAGCAAGGACAAACGTTGTTGCCGTGCCTGTAAAATTAGCGTCGTGAATGTTTACCCTGTAATCTGTGCCAAGGTCATCGGTAAACTCTGCATATAGTCGTATTGGGTCAGCCATTTAAAATCCTCTTACTCGGTTACGGTCGATTGCGTTTCTCTCACTCGTTAACAATATATCGCGGCCTGAAATCTTGCCCGTCACTTGTACATGCTGGCCGCCTAACATGCCGCGCAATTTGTCAAGTGGTGCAATTACTTCGGGGTTGGTTTTCGCGCCGGGATATTCCCCCACAAGGCCAAGCGTAGGGCCTGAAACTATACCGCCATCGGCGAAGGCTGGAACGCCTGCACCTTCTGCGCGTTTGGTAATTGCGCCTTTTATCCCTGCACCTAAAGCAACAAGCGCAACACCAGCAGCAACGGCAAGAACTCCGTTAATACTGGCTAAAGCCGCTTTGATGCTGTCGATGGCAATACCGTAACCAATTGCCAAAGTGCCTAATTGAATGGCTAAATCTGCAAAGACGCCTAACAACATAGCGCCAACGCCTTTCATGCCTTTGCCTGTGGCAATTCCTTCGCCCAACATCATGCCGAAGCCTATGGCCGCGCTTTCCGCTGCTGTTTCGACTGCTTTGTTTACTGATTCCGCAAAATCTTCAAAGTCTTGTTCTGCTTGTGTTAGTGGCGCTGTGTCAACTGTTGCCGCTGGTATCATTTCCAGCATGTTCATCAATCCGCCAAGCGTCTGCGTTAAGTCCTTTGCTCCGTCTTCTGTTGGCTTCCAAATGTTTTCGCTTGGTACTTCCTCAAGCTCGTTAATCAAAAACCCGATAGTGTTTTTAAGGTCGCGAGATTTTGTAGTTAAATCTTCCGTTTCGTCCTTGACTTCCTCAATAATCACCGGCGTCTTCTCCAGCTTTGTATTCACCTCGTCCAGCATTGTGTTCATCGTAGCCAACTCGCTGTTAGCTGTGGCAAATGCTGCGTTTGCTTCCTTCTGTTCTTTGATTGCTTTGCCTCCAAACTTTTCGGCAATCTTATCTTTTGCGGCTTTCTCGGCTTCTAATTGCTCAACAAGTTTTTTCTGTTGCTCAATTTGCACTTCTATATTTCGCTTCTGTTCCTCAAGCGTTAAATTTTTGTTTGCCTCGGTTAATGCGTCGACTGCTGTTACTGCCTTTACAGTTTCGTCTTTTAGCAACATTATGCCAGTGACAACTAAAGTAATAGCCGTGGCAACCACGCCGAAGGGGTTGGCGCGCATGGTTGTATTTAAGGAAGCAAAAGCCACCTTTGCCGAATCAAGTCCGAGCGTTAAGCTCGGAAGTATTAAAAGAATTGGGCCAATAACGGCGGGAATTGCAAGCAAAATTGAGGTCATTATACGCGTGCCGTCGCTCATTTCTGAAATCTTGCCCGCTAAATCTGCAACAATACCAGCCAGCACAACCATAACAGGCGCAAGCATCGCGCCTATCTCAATCTGTGCGCCCTCAATTGCCGACTGCATCCGCTTCATCGCGCCCTCGGCTGTGTCGTCCATTACGGCAGCCATTGCAGCGGCTGCACCTTTAGAAGCAAAAAGAGATTCGGTTAAAGCGTCAACGTCTTTCATGCCTTCCTTTAAAACAAGGAAAGCACTCGAAGCCGTTCGGCCTACCTCATCCTTTGCGTCGGCCAAGTTTATAACTTCATCGGCGCTCTTTTTCATGGCCTCGGCAAACGGTTGGCCCGTGCCTGCAACTTCCATTAATATCCTACGCAATGACGTGCCCGCCGTGCTGCCTTTTATTCCGTTGTCAGCTAACACGCCTAACATGGCGCTGGCTTCCTCTAATGAAACTCCTGCGTTTTTTGCAACAGGCGCAACAAATTTCATCGAGTCTTGAAACAAATCCATGTCCAGCGCGGAATTGCTAAAGGCTGCCGCCATTACATCAGTAACGCGCGCAGTTTCCGATACATTAATTCCAAACGCCCGCATTGTGCTACCCGCTACCTCGGCACTTTGTGCAAGGTCTGACCCTGTCGCCTGTGCAAGGTTTAACGTGGCTTCTGTTACCTCTGTAATTTCGTCAGCAGAAAAACCAAGCTTTGCGAATTCTAACTGCAAGCCGCTTACCTCGCTTGCTGTAAATCGCGTTGTACGTCCTAACTCTTTGGCGTTGTTTTCTAAACTTTTAAATTCTTCGCCTGTTGCACCTGAAACGGCCTTAACCTTGGCCATTGATTGCTCGAAGGTTGCGGCAGTACGGAATGACGTGGCAGCAATAGCAACCAGTGGCGCAGTTATCGCCATGCTCATATTACGGCCAAGCTTTTGGATGTTGCCCGTGCTTTGCCGCATCGTGCGCGTAACGTTTCCGAGTGCCGTATTTAGTGGCGTGGTATCTGCGCCAACCCTTACAATTAAATCGCCTAATTTTGCCATGCTGTTACTTTGCTAACTGTCGCAAGATACCAATTCCATCGGCGGCCTTTTCTTTCTTCTCCCATGGGAAGGTTGCAAGGTCTTTCGGTGTTATCCTTTTCTTTACGTGTGGGTTAATTGTGATAGCTGCAAGCCACCGCGTGCGCTCCCATTCCGCTCTTTCCCGTTCCTCGATTTCTTTGTAGTGCCCCGCCATCGCGTTGCCAAACTCTGCGAACGTCAAACCATAAAGCAAAAAAGGGGTCAGGCGCAACTGGCCTAACCCCATTTCTTCTATTTCGTCCCAGGTCAACGGCTTGCTTTGGCCTTTGTTTTTTTTTGTGTGCCGCCCATGACTTTGGCCACGGCTTCGCTGAGTTTTTGCAAATCTGATATTTCAATCATACCAAAGAAATCATCAACGTCCATTTCGAACGCCATGCCTTGGTTTTTGCAACCCTCTTGCACAAAATAATAAACCAGCTCAGGAATTAAAGTAACATCGTTACTGTCAACGTCTGCCACCTTCTTCCCTGTCGCATCTTCAAACTTTCGCCAAGCGCGCATTGTCGCACGAATTGGGAATGTTTTACCGTCAAGTTTAATCTCTACCATGTGGCAAAGATATTACGCAATTGCCTCACGTACAACTGTGCCCGTTACTTCGATAGTCATAGAAAAACCTACGTTGTCTTCTACGCCTGCAGTTTGCTCAAGGCTTGAGATGTAACCTTCAATATCAAACTGCTCGTCACCTTGGTTTGCAACTGCTCCACCTCCTGTATTTGTGAAGATAACAAAAAGCTTATCGCCTGCCAATTGGTGGTCGATGAGTTGGTTGTAACCGTTGGTCGCATCCTCTGCAAAAAGGCCGCTCACGCTCATGCTGGCCGACTTTAAACCGGGCAAAAGTTCACGATATCCCGCGCTTGTCTTGGTGGTTATGTCGCGCATGTCCGTGGTCATGGAAATACTGCACTCTGTTACGTGGTCAATTACTACCTCGCTGTCGTCTGTAGTTCCGAGAAATACGCGGATGCTTGACGAATTAATAATGCCTGCTGTCTGTGCCATTACTCTTTAATTTTTTTTGATTCTT